TTATGAAGTTACACCAAGTTCGGCTGTTCCTGATTCAACCCAAACATAAACATAATCGTCAGCTTCAAAATGCACGTCTTTTTCTAATCCTTGATAAGGCATTAATGGGTGTTTACCATCGGTTGTTTTATTGATTGTTTTTTCTGTATCTGAAACAGAATACCAAATGATGCTGTTAGAATTGTTTGTAATTTTTAAACCTGAAACTGGCACATATGTTGGAGTTGATGTTGCTGTAAATTTTGTAGTGTTCATATTTATCCTTTAAATTTCATCTTCTTCAATAGATTTTGAAGTGTGATTTTTGTCTATTTTGTTTAAGACTTTAGCTATAAAAATCTCGACCTTATTTGCTCTGTTCTCTCTGATTCTCACACCAATTTCGTGCGAGATTGTTACATCAGGGTTTCCACCATAGATTATTGTTTTACCAAGTTGGTCGAAAGCTATTAAAATGTTCCATAATCTATTCATCTAATAAGTCCTCTTGTGCTTGTCTTATTCCTACTAAAGTACCTATTGCACTTGCATAATTGTCTGCTTTATAGATAATCTTAGCTATAAGCTCATCTTTGGTATATTTTGTTCTGTTTTCAACAATACTATCTATTAGTGGAGTTGGAACTTTGTTATCAAGTAAATATGCTCTTGCTTCTTGTTCTTGCTTAGTCCAAGTTAATCTTTCACTTTGTGGAACACCACTTGTTAATAAAGCGACCTTCGTTTCATACTCTGAATTAATATTATTTAAGTTTATGGCAAATTGTTCTTCATCTGTATAAGTAGGATTTTCAATTTCATATTTTTTTATTTCAAATTCATCTAAAGCATATTGATAATCCTCTAAATTTCCTTTTGTCATATTAGGCTCAATTAAAACAAAGTTATTACCTTTGTGAAACTGAACTGCATCATGCTCACAAATTGTATCAATTTCTATTTCTACACCATCTATAATTACAAGATTTCCAATAATTGTCATAGTTTTAATATCTGCAAAATTCATAATTAACCTTTCATAATATATGCTAACTTCATATATGGTGGTAAATTTTTATTTGCACCATCCACACCTGCATTATCAATTGTTACTGTATGAGAGTGGTCTCCTGCACTATTTGTATTGCTAAGAGAATAAGAATTTCCATATCCATTACTATCATATGTGTTTCCTCCAACAAAAGCGGTATGAGTATGGTTTCCTGCTGTATTTGTACTTCCTGTATGAGAGTGTTTTACAACTACTGCATCTGCACTACCACCAGTTGTTCCAATATCTGCTTCTGTTGTTGTACCCATTATAAATGTATCTGACAAATCAGGAGTACCATTTGTACCATCACATAAATACCAACCGCTAGGAATAGAAGTTATTGCTCCACTCCACATAAGAATACAACCACTTGGAACACCCTCAATAGTTAAATCTCCACTTCCCCATATTGATTGTTCATTTATAGTTTTTAAAGAATGGGTGTGATCACTATTCGATTTTAAATCTAGTGCTTCTTGTGTTAATGTTGAAATAGGTTTCCCTAAGTCACTTGTGTTCTCAACACTATCTAAGCCTAAAGCCATTTTAACACCTTCTGGAGTTCCAGTTGTTCCAATGCTTCCACTTAAAAAATCTCGTAATGTATTTATTAGGGTGTAAAATCCACCTTTGGTTAAATTACTATCTGAAAAATCAGGTAAATTAGCCATTGTTATATCCTTTCATTAATATATCAACCAATCCAGTAGTTGCATCGCCATTGATATCATATACTTTGATTAATGCTCCGTTTGTATTTTTTATGTACTTAACTGAATAAGCATCACCGCCATCATCTTGTAAAACTCCACCTACCCATTTAACTGAATCAATATTTTCTGCTGTAACTGTTTTCCCTTCTATTGGAATTTCAACATCATCTAAAGTCTCTAATATATCTATTGCATCAATTTCAACTTTAAACTCTCTGATAATTGGTTGTGTAGGTGAATCATCAAACTCTATTTTTATTTGATAGGGTGTGTTTGCTTTTGCTTTAAATCCACTTGTATAAACTTCCCAATCGTTTTGTGTTGCTTCTCTATAAAGATAATCGCCACTTGGTAAATAAGCATCGTCACTATCAAAGAATAATTCATCACCAAAAGTTCTATAATAAATTGTTGGACTTCCATCCCCTTCATATATAACCTTTGCTGTTTCCCCTACATCAGGATAAAAGATACCAATAAATGACATATCCCAAGTGCTATCACCATTGTCAGTTGTTGCTACTAATTCGCCATCTATTACAGTACCATTTGAGATAGTTCCATTAAATCCATTGTCTGCATAATCCATTGTGAATACCAAATTGTTGTATAAAGAAATTGATTGAGTGAAGATGATATTTGATGTGTTTGCACTTTCATTTCCAAAAATATCAACCGCTTTTATCATCAAAGTGTAAGTACCTTTTGTGCTTAATAATTCAGTTTGATATGGTGAAGCGGTAATTAAACTATCACTTAATGGTATTGCTGTGTTCCAATCAGGATAATCACCTAATTGATATCTAATTTCATACCCTTTAAAATCAATAGGTTTATTTGCAAGAGTGAAATTTAAAGTTTTCATTTCTTTTGTAGCACCACTAATTGTGAAAGTGCTAACATCAGGCGGTATTGTGTTATCTTGAAATACTACTTGAACAGTTTGTGTATCAACTTTAATATCGTATGTTTCACCATAGATTAAATCAGTTATTGTTGTGCTATTTTGACTTACATTTTTTAAAAATGTATATTCTGTATCTGTTGAAAGTTTGTAGTATATTGGGTAGCTTAGTTTTCTGCCAACCCAAGATACATTTAATCCAACCTCATAAGACTCTTGATTTTTGATTAAGAATGTTTGTGCTTTTAGGTTTGATACTTCGGCACTAGTTGTTGATTCTTCTACTTCTATCGTCACATCATCATCATAAACAGTTGGGTTATATTCTAATGCTGTAATTTTTTTTATAAAATCATTTGATGTTGAAAGGTTTGTAACTCTATATAAATTTGTTGCTTCTGTATCTAGTTTACCAAAAGCAAATACTACATTTTTTGCTTCATCTGTAAGTGTTGTATCTATTGTAATAGTATTGGTTGATTCTGTCGTATCCGCTGTAAAGTTATAAGAATATATAGAATCATCTTCTAACCTTAATTGAATTTCATAATCTTCATTTTCTTCTAAATCTATTTCTTGGTCTAAAGTTATAGTCGTTCCGTTAATTCCACTTAATCTACCATCAGCTAAAGTATTACTCATATACTTAACACCAACTTTAATTACATCACCAACAGTACAAGCAATTGAATCAATATCTGCTTCAAAAGAAACTGTTTCACTTAAATACCTATTTTGGTTTAAAAGAAATTTTGCATATCTTAAAGCAATAGTTCTATCGGTACATCCATATAAATTAATTTCTGTTTTTCTCTCCGTTGATGTGCTATCAAAGTCATCACTTTGTACTTGAACAGTTTTAGCATTGTATGAATCAGTTGAATCGTAATAAGTAACATCAATAATGTTTGCTCTATCGTTATATGGTGCATAATCAACTTGAAATGTTCCATCTAAAATGTTTCCACTTGTAAATAAAAATGATTGAGTAGGAACATCAACAACTTTTGAGACAATAGGAGTAAATATACTTCCAAATTGAACGACTGTTGCCCTTCCTAGAACAGAACACATATTTAATGCAGATTGTAGTTCTTGTTGTGAATCTAAGTATAAGTTACAAGTAAAGCCTTCTGTGTCACAATAATCCGCCCACTCTTGAAATTTAGTTAAGTTGATATCTGAATCAGGTATTCCTTCTCTTTTTAATAAATCATAACAAGCCCAAGCGGGATTGTTTTTAGGATATAAAACATTTCTAGTATTTGTGTTATCTACTATTGTAGTTATTGTTGGGAAATTTCCATTTAGTTGGTCTGTTGCCATAGCTTTTACGCTTAACAATGCTACATTTGGATAAATAAAATCATCATATATAATCTCATTTACATATTCTAAAGTTAAAGAGTTTGCTGTTCTTGTATCTTCACTAAAAGATGACACCCTTGTAACTCTAATATCATATTGACCTTGCTCTAAGTCTTTTATATTTATTGCAAGTCTTTGAGTAGTTTTATAAACCTTACTTATTGTTTTAGTTTCGTATGTTGTATATTCTGTATCTGTACTTAATTTATACTCTATTTTGTATTGAATTGGGGTGTCTGGAAGAACATACTTACTACTATCATTTATATAATAGTGTCCGCTTCCTAAAGTCAATACAATTTCCAACTCATTGATTGAATTTCCTATTGTTGTATAAACTGTGTCTCCACCCGTTGTATCTAATCCAATACCAACATTTGATGTTAAAATAGAATCTCTAAACCCGTTAATTAAAGTTTGATTGTTAGTTCCAAGTCTAGTATCATAAGTAACATTATCAAAGTTATCTATTGCCTGATTGTTTATCTCAATATCACTTATTGAATCAACTTCACCATCATTTAAAGCCATCAAGACATTTAAATATTGCTTATCTTCTTCTAGTGATAAATAACTTCCAATAATAGGTGGTGTAATTCTTGCTTTCCCTAACATAATAGGTAGAGTTGTTCCAACTTCTCTTGCGTTTGAACTACCACTAAATGAATATGTTGGCGAAACTTCTTCTAGTGATGTGTTTGTATTTACAGAAGGAGTAGCAACTGGGAGTAGAGCATTAATAATCATACCCCCCGCTAAAAATACCGCTCCAGTAAATATTGAGGTGGCTATACTTGAAGCAAAAGTAATCTTTGATAAATATGCTCCCATTTGTGGTGCAAAAACTGAAAGTGCTAACATAGCAACAGTTCTAAGAACTTTATTACCACCGCCACCACCTTTAGGTATTGGCACTACTGCTAAACAATCATGTTGTCTTAGAATATAAGTAAAATCTTCTGTAATCTTTCCATTTAAGGATGCAACATATTCAATAGATTCATCTTGTGTGTTTAAATAATGAAATATTGCTAAACCACCATCTATTTGTGTTATCGTTTTATTATGTCTATCAAAAGGATTATTTATTACGATTAATTGTGCCATTCGTAAAATCCTTTTATAAATGGTTTAAACATTGGTGAATCCATATCTATGATATGTGTATTTTTACCTTTTACTGTATGTATTGCTCTTTTTTCATCAATAGCAACTGCGAAATGAGTCACTAGTTTTGGGTGATTTTGATTTAGGGATAATGCTACTCCACAATGTTTTTTAGGAGTTTTAATTTCATTCCAATTTCTACTAACATAATCTAAATACATAGCCATTGTTCTATTTGGTTGATATGCTGTTATTTTTGTATCAGGAACATCAATTCCAAGTATTTCTTTATAGTAAAGCATTAATAGTCCGTAGCAATCTACTCCATTAAAATCTCTGCCATTATCTACAAATGGAATGTCTAATAGTTTTTCTAAGTTATACATTTACACTCCCATTCCCAATAGTAGGGAAACCGCCATATCTTGATGAATTACTAAGAGTTCTACAATTTGATAAACTCTTATCACACGATGAGGCAACTCCCGAATATCCACATTGAGTTGATTTAAATTTAAATCTACAATTATTTGGATACATTCTGTAAAGTGGAGTTCTTGCTCTAAATAAATCTCTTGCACTAACTTTAAAAGAAACCTCTGCAAAATTAATACTAGTTGATGATAAAATCAAGTTTGTACTAAATACGGGTGTAGTATTGTCTAAATCTTTTGTATTAACAACATACAAAGTACAAGTAATAGGTGTAAAACCATTTGTTTTTACATATGTTTCATATTTCCTTACATACTCTCCTATTACATTATTTATATTTGCTACTTTAATTTGAAATTGTGAAATTTCAGCATTTGATGTTTCGCTTCTTTCATCAATAGAAAAAGGAAACATTTGCCATGTATAAGAGTTCCAAGCAATATCTTCATTGTTATTTACTATTCTAATTGTGTCAGTATCAGGAATGTTTATTTCTAATAAAACTAAGAATAAGCTATCTGTATTTAGTTTGTTTTTTTCTACCGCTACAACTGAACTAAGATTTAACATTACACTTCCTTAAGCACAACTGTTGTGCTTCTATAAAGAGGTGATACATAATTAATATCTATGTCATCTTGTGTATAGTAAACCTCATGTATTTCATCTGTTATTGGATGTTGGAATGTAAATGAAAGACCTTGATTATCCATGATAAAGTTTTCTAGTGTTTCGGCTTCTGCTACTGTTAAAACTGAATACCCAATAGTAAAAGTTTTTAATTTTCTAGTGAATTGTGGTCTTGTTTGAGTGTATCCACCTTGATAATCTGATTTTAAAACCTTTTTAGAACTTGTTTCTTTAATTGAAGTTGCGATTAGTGTTGGATAAATAGCCATTATACTAAACTCCTAAGTGCATCTCTGCTTCCATTTTTATTTCTTGATATTGCATCAAGTACAAGTGTAATGACTCTTTCTTGCTCTCCATTTTGATTTGTTTTTGTTAATTCTGATACTTGTTCTGCTGTAATTTCACTTGATGTGTTGTTCGTGATGTTTAATGTTACTTTAGAAGGCTTACTTTGCACACCCATTTCACCATTACCCATTCTCATAGGTGCAATAAGTTCACTTCCCGCTTCTCCCGCAACCCCAAGTCCTCCACTATGACTAAAAAGTGTTGGTGAATTAACTACTCCACCCGTTGCGAAGGCTTGAACTTGTCCATTGATGAAAGCGTTTCCGTTTGCGTTGAATAATGTACTAATAAAACTACCTACACCACCAAATAGACTACTTCCTACTCCATCAAACATTTTATTAACTTGAGAACTAATAAATTTACTTGCAAGTGATTTTAAGAAGCCATCAAAAGCATTTTCCCCATTTAGTAGAGTGTTAGCAAAGGCATTTCCAAAGCCACTATCAAAATCCTCTCCCATTTGTTCCCAAATTGGTTTAGACTCATCTTGTAAGTTTTCAAACTCTTTTACTTGTCTATCGTTTATTTTTTGAAGTTCACTATCATAATATTCTCTGATTTGTAATTTATCTGCTTCTGTTGTTTCAAGTTCTTGAACTTCTTTTAAAAGCATTTCTCTTTCATAGTCATATTTATCCATAGTTGAACGTTTATATTTATCTGCAAAACTTTTTACAAGTTGGTCTTTTTTCTCATATAATTCATCTAATGCTTCAAATTGTGCTTCTGCTTGATAAAATTCGTAGCCTAAATCTTTATCGATAACAGGATTATTACTTTTATTTAATAATGCCAATCTATCTTTAAGTGCTTTTATTTCTCTTTCAAGTTGTATTTCTCTAAGAGTTTTTTGACCTTGAATTCCTGATTCTTCTTTTGTCTTTGTCTCTTTGTATAATTTTGATTGTAATTCTGTTAATTTTGATGAAAGTTTTTCAATCTTTTGAATATGGGAATCCATACCATTTTCAAGCATTGTTTCAGATTTAAAAAGACTAAAAATGTTTTTATAACCTTCATTTAAATCATCATTCATAGAGTTCCATTCAGATCCTAATTTCTGAATTTCTTCTGTTGTTTTTTTAATTTCTTGATTTATCTCATATTCTGATAATTCTCTTTGAATTCCTAGTAAACCCTCAAAGGCTCTTGTCGCAGTCAAGATAGATGGTGCCAACTCAACCGCTAATTTATTTCCAATCCCTGTAAATGCTTTAGATAAAGTATCAAGACTATCATTTAATGCACCTGCATTTTCAGCAAATTCAGTTGATATTACATTCCCTGTTATTTCTGCTTGTCGCCCTAATTCTGCTATACCCTCTGCACCCTGATTAGCAAGTCTTACAACATCACTTGCACTTTTTGAAAATATGTCTTGTGCTATTGCTGTTTTTTCTAACCCATCAGGAAGTTTTGAAAGTCTGTCAGCAATAATATTAAATGTAGTTTCTACATCAGTAAAGTTTTTCCTTGCAAAATCTGCACTAATCCCAAGTTCATTTAAAGCATTAGCAGCAGCACCGCCACCATCTCTTTTGAAATTGTTTGTTCTTCGAATCATTGCAGATATTGCAGCATCTAATTGACCTACACTCACCCCAGAAAATTCTGCTGCATATCTCATTTTAGAAAGATATTCTGTAGTTACTCCAATTTTTTCAGCAGCTTCACCTGTGGCATCAGCTAAATCAACAGAAGATTTAACCATATTTGCAAATACACCAACAGAAGCAGCAGAAGCAAGTCCAACGATGGCATTTTTCATTAATTTTGTAGCGGATTCAACTTTCTTCTCAGCCTTTTCAAAACCTTGAATAAGTTTTTGGGTATCTGCTTTTACATCAATAAGAACTGATCCAATTGTTTGTGCCATCTGTTATTTCACTCCAAATATTTTTTTAATATTTTCTTCAAGCCTTTTATTGTCTTTAGGCTTAACTTTCTTCTTATGACTTATAAGAAAATCTTCAGTCTTTTTATCTGCTCCAACAGAGGCTGCTAATATCTGACTTATTACTGCAAGTTGATATTCTTGTCTGTCTGCAGGAAATGGCTCTAAATCATAATATTCTTGCCACTCCAACAATTCTGCATGAGTCAAAGTTGCTCTTAACTCCGCTACTGTTTTACCAAGTAAAACCGCAAGTTTAAATATAAACCTATGGTTTTTAACTACTTTTTTTCGTTAGAAAACTCCATCAAAAAACCGAAGATTTCTTCAACACCTTTAAAAGATGATTCATTTAAAGACTTTAATTCTTCAACACTAATTTTTGGCTCTACCAAACAATCACTAACTGCTTGAATCATTCCAGAAATTGATCCTTCATTTTTCTGAATTTGATAATATCGGCTAGTTTCCTCAAGCGTTAATCTCTTGATTTTTACTTCGCCTTTCCATGAATCAACATTAACCTTCTTCTCTTCAATTGGAAAGTTACTTTTTAAATCTTTTAAATCAACCATATTTTTCCCTTATTTTATATTCTTCCTTTTTTGAGTGAGGGGAAAGGAAAACGAAAACCCCTAATTTTATGCAGCAGCAGTAATTGTTGGTAATCCAACCCTTTCAGCTGTAATATTCGCTTTATAAAATCCGTCTTGTTCACCATCTACAGTAAACCCCGAAATCTTGCAGATTTGAGCGATTGTTGTTCCATTTGTTCCTAATGAATCATTTAACTCTATAATAATTTGAACTTCTTCGTTGTTATCAATTGCTGATTCAATTTTATTAACCCCTTCTGTCCCCGATGGATTGTATAAAACAGTTGCGTTAAATGTTCCAAGTTGTAAACTCCCAAGTGCTACAATTTCACTATATTCTGTATCATTTACAGGTGTGTATTTGTTTACGTTTCTTGATTTGTCAATAATATTTCCTATGCTATCGATATGCCCTATTACTGATGCACTTCCTGCAGGTGTTCCACTTGGTGCTGCATCAACACTAATTTTTATTCCTGATACTTCAGGAGATTCTGAAATTGCCATTAATCACCTCTTTTATTAATTTTGAATTCTATTAACTGTCTATGAAGTTGTGTATCTTTTTCATAAATATCTCTTGAATTAAATTCATAGACAATATGACTAAACTGATATACACTACTTTTAACAGCACTTGTTATCTCTTTCATTTGTTCGTAAAAACTCGAAAAAACATCAATTTGAAAAGTGTACTTACTTGAATAATTAACACCTTCTAATGAAGTTTCATCATTTATATTTATTGTTTGAACAGTAATATATGGTGAAGGTGAATTTTCTGGTGCAAGCAGTGGATAAACACTATTTGAAATAAGTGTTTGTAATGTTGCATCATTTAATAAGTGTTTTATTAAATCAACTTCTACCATTTTTTGCTTTCTCCACTTCTTTATCTATTCTTTTTGCCATATACTTTTTAGCTGCTTCAATAGATTGATTGTCTTGATTCTCAAATGCAGGACGCATAAAAGGTTGTGCTGACATTTTTGAAGTTCCAAACTCAATCATATGTGCATAGAAACCATCATATTTACCACCCCTTCTAGGAGTTACAGAAAATCTAACTTTACTTTTATCTCTTGATCTTCTTTTTATGATTCCAAGAGATTTTTTTAAATTACCTGTATCTTTAGGTACATTTTCTTTAGCAGCATCAAGAATTGGTTTACACCCTGCTCTTAATGCACCATTCAAAACATTTTTTTGAATATTCTGTGGAAATTGTTTTAGTGCTTCAAGTAAATCATCTGTTTTTAAAGTAGATTTAATTTCAATACTCATAAAACTTCCTCACATAATATTTCTAACTCTTGATTTTTTTCAAAGATATTTAAAACACTTAAAATCTTGAAAACTCTATTGTTAAATAAAATTCTTTGTTTTGAATCAATCAAAACTGAATATCTAACTCTAATCTTATGAGATAGTGTTGAATAGTTTTGATTACTCAAATACTGCTCTTTCCCTGATATAGTTTGAATCGAAGCCCAAGTTTCAAAAACATCATTCCATGAGTCTATTTTTTCATTGAAAGCATTTGTAGTGCTGCTTTGCTCTTGAAATGCAATTCTGTGTCTTAGGTTTCTTGCATACATTAAAATTCACTTATTTTAAATTGGTCTAATACATTATTTGCAAACTTTGACACTTGCGTTTCAACACCATCAAACTGCTCTAAAACTTTATAAGCTAACCATGACATTAATAATTCAGGAATATCTGAATATCCTGCTTGAAATGTGATTTTAAAAGCATATTTATGCTCTTTGTATGTTGGAATATCATCTATAATTTCAACTTTCCCGATTCCATCTTCTTCGTAAGAGTAGTAGATTGATGTGTCTAATATTTGATAATCTCCGTTGTCGTCCATGTATTCGATTTTATCAACCGACACAAGCGGAGTCTTAGCTAAACAAGTACCACTTACCAAAGAATCAATATAAAACTCAAAAGTTGCAACACCAAATTGTCTATTTGTATAGTTTTCTGCAAAAGCTACACTTGAATTTATCAACATTTGGATAGTTGCATCTTCATTTGTATCTGTTATCCTCATATATGCTTTTACTTCTTCTAATACATTAATAGTTGGTGTTACTGTTTTTTTAAGCATTATTTTTCCTTGATTCCTAAAATATCATCAATTTCAGCAATTCTTTTTTCAAGTTCTGCTTTTTCTGCTTTCAAGTCATCTTCAAAAAGTGCTTTTTCAAGTGCTTTTTCTTTTTCTTTTTCTGCTTCTAACTCTTTTTTTTCTGCTGCAAGCATTGACTTATATTTTTTCTCTGCTGCATCCCCTAAAGGTACTGCAATTTCATTTTTTATAAGTCTAAAAGCTTCGTTGTCATTTATTGTTTCTTCTTTGCCAGTCTGATAGTTAATATCTTTTCCGACAAGCGAAGTTAAAAATTTAACTTTCATGGCAAACTCCTATTAAGAAGCTGCCATTTGAAGCGTTTTAACTGCATCTGCTAAAACAAGTTTCGCATCAACTCTTTTGTCAATTCTAAAACCAACATGACCTGTTCCTGCATATAGTTCATCTAATCTTTTTAAAGTCATAACTTTTCTGTCTTTAATGTGGTAGTATGAAAAATCACCATATGCAATAGGTTTTGCTCCTGCTGCGATATCAGGCATATATTTATTAATTCTAATTGGTTTCCCATCGAATGTGTCAGGATTTCCACCAAACCCTTGTACCCATAAATATTGTCCGTTAGAATCTTTCATCTTTCTAATAGCATTTCTAGTGTTTTTATTCATCATTAAATAAGCATTACCTTCATAATCTTCATCTAAAGAAGTCATTAAGTCTAGGATTTCATCAGGTGCAATCGCTGTTGCACTAGCCGCTGTTTTACCAACTGTTGCAGTAACTAATACGCCTGTTGGCTTAGAATTTCCATCACCACTAATAAATGCTGCTTCCTCTGCTTTTGTAGTAGATTTTGCAAATTTCATTGCAACATATCCCTCAATTGATGGGACTGAATCTTGTAATGACTCATCTGTAACTTTTAAGATTCTACCTGTCTTATATGCTTTCAATTGAATTGTTCCGATTGTTGGATCACTTTCTGGGTAAGTACCTTCTTCATCAATCCATCCATTTGCTCCATCGTCACCTTCTACAGGCATATTTTCAGTATGTGTTGATGTTGAAACTGTTGCTAAATCTCTAATATAAGATTTTTCTGCAGTTTTCATAATGATAGTATCTGCAAAAGATTCAGGCACTAAATAACCACCTTCTGAATTAGTTGCTGTGTTTAATGATCTTTTCTCAAAATTTAAACCTCTTGCCATATTCCAAAAGTTTTCTCTTGCTTCATCAATATCATTATCTTGTCTTTCATCTGCTGCAACTACAACAACTGGCTTAGATACAGGCTCATTCATAAATGAGGCTCTTTTTTCTGCTTTTTCTAATCTCTCAATATTTCTTTGTGCATCTTCAAATTGCTTTTCTAAAGAATCATATCTTGTCGCTTCTTCTTCTGTTAAACCTTTTTCTTTGTCTGCACCTTCGATAATCCCTCTCATTTGAACGTCAAGAGAAGCTAATAAGGCTCTTAATTGCTCTAAATTCATGTTTATTTTCTCCTATTATTTGAATTTAATTTTTTTTCATATATTTCATATGAATATCTTTTCTCATTAACTTCAACAGGCTCATTAGATTTGATTTTTATTGCTCCTGCATCTGCACCTTTCCAAACTGCACTTAACTCAATTATTCTAAATTTAGTTACTAGCAGTAGGTCATTGTCATCTTTCTTTTCTGTATATTCATAATCATCTATTCGATAACCAATCGACACATCAGTTAAGATTCCGTCATCATATTTTTGTTTGAGTATTTGTGATTGTTCGTCTTTTCCAAATCTCACATCCCCAATTAACTGATTCTTTTCAACCCTTAAATTCTCAACCACACCAGATGCAGTATCTACACTTGGGTTATGGTCTTTGAAAAAAGTCTTTAGGCCTGAATAATCAGCACCTTTTATGTCTAATTCCTCAATAAAAATTGTGTCATCCCACCAATCGTATCTTTCACACGCATTATCTGTTGAGATTAAAATAAATGTTGCATCAGCGTTTGTATTTGCTTGTGCATCTGCTCTTTGTTCTGTTTCTTTTTGTTTAGAAACCAGGGATGCACTTCTATACATAACCCTTGAACAAATTGCACTTCTTAACTGTTCTTTATTCGGCTTCATTATTGTCCTTTTGCTCCGTCATGTTTAGTGGAACTAAATAAGTGTCTCCATCTTTGATAGGATTCATATCTTCTTTTTCTCGGATTTCATTTGCACTATAAACACCCATATTTCTACCAATGTTATAAGCATTAAATCTTGATTGGATATCCCCTCTCAGTAACCCATCAACATTAAATTTTGCATAGTATTTTTTTCTTTCTTCTTTCGATAAAAGTTGCTTCTTAATAGATTTTTCAATTCTGTTGATATATGGCTGCAATGTATATTTAACTAATTCTTGCGATTGTTCAGAAATGTTGTTAAATGAAGATTTTGAAAGGTCGGCTACTAAGTGCGGTGGAACTCTATACATTCCACATATTTCTGATTTTTGAAATTGTCTTGTTTCTAAAAACTGACTATCGCTATTTGATAATCCGATTGATGTTATATCTGCTCCACCTTCTAATAATGCTACTTTGTGTGCATTTTCGCCACTATGTGCTTTTTGCCAAGATTTCTTTAATCTTTTGTATTGTTCATCATTTAGTGTTTGTGGGATTTTTACTGCAATTGGTGGTGTTGCATTGTTTTTGAAAAATCTACTTCCATAGTTTTCGGCAGATTTTGAAAGCCCTAAAGAATCCCTTTGGTATTCAATAGGAGACATTCCACTCCACCCATCTTTTGAAAAACCAATTACTTCAAAAATCTCATCTTGTTTGAATTCGTAGGTATGCTTTCCATTGTTATATGTAAATATAATAGAATCATCTTCTAATCTATATTTTGTTACATTTGTAGCAAGTAAAGGTACTAATTCAAGTATTTTCCCTGCTCTACTTTTAATAATTTGTGCGTAAAAATTCCCATTTAAACATAAATGAGCGATACAAACTTCCCAAAAAGTTACAGAAGTCATATCTTTATTTGGCTCTAAATTTAAAATATCGTATAGGTTGTGTGTATATGCTTTTGATTTTTTATTGTTTTTTGAGTTGTATTCGTATAAATGAATAGGTAAAGAGCCAGTAGTTTCACTTAAAACTCTAATACATGAGAAAACTGTTGATATTTTCATTGCATTAGATAATGTGATATTTTCGCCACTTGTTGATTCTCTAGGTGCGAATAGTTCACTAAATTCTTGTGATGATGTTGCTACTTCTTGGCTTCTAAACCAATTAAATGGATTTAAATTCATGCCTTATTTTAAGCATTAAGGCTATTTAGCTTTAAGTTTTTAGACTACTTGGAATCAATATAGACTAAATAAATCTAAAGCCTCTATCTTCATAAGGGTTTATTTCTTCTTCCTCTTTTTTATCTGTCAGATAGACTCCAACTGCTTCTGCAAGTGCTACCATGCCATCTACTTTTTCAATTGATTTATCTTTGTCTATTTTTATATTATCAGATGGATCACGTTTTAATACTACATTGCTGCACATCCAATTTAACACTTCATTATTACCATGATTTAAATTGTCTTGTAGTGCTAGAACTTCAATTTGCTTTGTTGGTGCTGACATTGAAGCAAACCCTTGTCCGAATGGAACTAAAGTTGTAATTTCTTCATTATTTAGGTCTGTTATTAATTGACTACTATTCCATCTATCATACGCTAGTAGTTTTATATTAAAAAACTCACAATATCTTTGAATGTCTTTCTTAATTACATTGTAATCAATAATATTTCCATCTGTGGCAGTTATTAATCCTTGCTTTTCCCAATCTAAATAAGGCACTTTGTCTCTATTTGCTCTTTCTCTTAGGTTGTCTTTTGGTATCCAAAATCTAGTGAGTATATCCATATAGCCACTTTCAGTAGGAAAAATTAAAACTAATGCTGCAATATCTGTTGTTGAAGCTAAATCGAGTCCACCATAAGCTATTTTTGTTTTTAACTCTTTTAATTTAGTGAAGCCAATTTTTTCTTGACCTCTCGTCCACACATTGCTTTTAATCCAAGTCATAGGCTTATCGCACCAAACATTTAAGTGTTTTGTTTTAAATGCGATTAATGCTTCTTCTGATTCATTAGCAAGTGAGATTTTACCTTCCATATATGAATAAGTTGGACTCACACCTAAATTTGGGTTAGCTTTTTTCCATATCTCTCTGTCTTTCCAAAAGTCATCATTTTTTAAATCTTCTTCACTTGGCTCAAACAGTACAGGGTAAAATCTATCATCTTTTATTATTCCTTTTTTAACTTTTTTAGCATAAGTATATATAAGTCTAAAAAAGAAACCTTGCATATTGTAGCCTGCAGTTGAAAGGTGTATCTCTAAAGGCTCGTTTCTTCCTGCCAAACCATCTGACATAATCTGATAAAGGTCTATTGTTTTATGTGCGTGTCCTTCATCTACTGTTAAGAATGAAGGTCTTAACCCATCCTTTGTGTCTGCCGAACTTGTAAGAGATTGGAATTCGTCCTCAAATGCTCCATCTTCTTTAGTTATTCTTGGTGGTTTAACTGTGCTTTTAACTAAGCCTAATAAATCAGGCTCTTGTTTAATCATTGTCAAAAATACTTTATGAATAATCTTTGCTTGTTCTGCTTCTGTTGCTATTGAATATTGTTCTTTTGCTTTTTCATGATCAATAAAAAACATTATTGCATGAAGGACTCCCGCAAACTCTGATTTACCATTTTTCTTAGGCATAAAGAAAAGTGCCTTTTGGTATCTTCTTAAATCCTTAAACATTCCACTTTTATATTTTGTTCCGAATATGTCTATGATAGATTCTATTTGCCACACTTGAAATTGAAAATTAACTCCTGCAAACTCTCCTGAAGTGTGTTTGAGCATGGAAGAAAATCTAACACACTTATAAGCTAATTTTTCATCAATATAATATTCACTATTTGTTAATTCTTTGGTTTTTTTATTAATATATTCTTTTGCTAGTTCCCAATAAAATTTAGGCTCATTAAATTCTCTATTCTTCATTTAAAATATCTAAAATACCTTTTTCTTTTTTTTCTTTAGTTTCTAGTTTTGTTCTTGCAAGTGGATTTAAACCAAGCCTATCACTATAATTCAACATCATCTTTTGATGGTCTAACATCATTTTGTGATATGGATGTACTGTTGCTCTGTTTAATTCAACTGTTAAAGTTCCATCTTCTGACTCATGAGTATCTCCACTTAGCAGTACACCACATTCTAATGATTTAACATAGTAGTGATTGTATGCTTGTGCTGATAGTGCATAGCATAAAAGTATTTGTTTATCGCATTGTTCATATAATCCCATATCAATTAAATCTTTTGTTGCTGTTGATAGTATTTCAATACCAAGTGCGGTAAGTTTTGAATTAGCAGCTAATACTTGTGTCTCTTGTTCTATCTTTGGGGGAAGTTTAATTTTTTCTTTTGGCTTTATCTCTATTCCAACTCTTTTTTTATTGGCTTCAATTTTTTTTACAAGTGCAGCAACTTCATGTTCATCATAAAATGTATTCCTACCTTTTTTAAATCTTTGAAGTTCACCATTTTTGACATACCTTGATAGTGTAGATTTATCACAATTTAAAATTTTTAATGTATCTTTTTGATTCTGCATTTTAACTACAACCTTTACTGCAACCTATTTAAAATTTTTGAAATCCAAAGCGAGGGAAAAGAGTTTTGGGTGTCGATAAATCGCTCTTTATGTCTGATAAGATTTTCATACCCCTACCCCTTTACCTTTCGTCTTTTTATTGTGGCAACTCATACAAAGAGTTTGCAAGTTCTCTAAATCATATGCTGCTCCACCATCTTGTATTTCTACAATGTGGTCTACAACGTGGTCTCTATGCTTTAATCCAATAGCAGCATGGCAGCTAGTACATTTAAAACCATCCCTAATGATTGCTTCTTGTCTTAAGTCTTTCCACTTCTTAGATTGATAAACAGATTGATTCTCTTTATTCCTTGAGGTCTTGTTATATTCTTTTTCTATCTGCTGCTTACACTTCGGGCATCTTTTCCCTTGATACACTCCATGTTTAGAACAATGTTTATTATTAATGCTCGGCATTATCTAATCCTTTATAGAATCCAATCTTTGTATTGTTAGTAAGTTCATATATATAATCAAAGTCTGACTCAATATCTTCTGGTGCTAGTTTTAGACTTACATATCCTTTATCAATCATTAATTGTATTTCTTTTGGCAATTCAACAAATACTATTCCACCTGTTTTAAATATCTTTGCATTGATTGAATAATCTTGTCTATGAATTGCATTAAAGAATTGTGTATGTAATCCGAATCTGAAACATAATTTTGAAGCTATCCAAATGTTTCCTGATACTAAACCATCTAGTATGTAATGCTTTGAATTGTTAATGCAAATTTTGCTCATTATCTACCTCCTCAATTAAAATGTTTAACCCATCAAATTCGGCATTTGTATGCTTTCTTACTATCAACTCAACAATAAACTTATCATCCTTATAAGCTATTCCATTTAAGCTATCAAATAAAAGTTTTATTACTGAATCAATGTCATAGTTTTTTCTATCTTTGATTAGTACATCACATTTAAAACTAACTTCTCCATCTATCTTTTTTATTTTTTGTCTTATGGCTTCCATCTGTACTAATTGAATAAACTCTTTTGCTTTTTTATTTTTAATAATAGATGGTCTGCCATTTCTAATTATTGGCTGATATAACTTGTTTAGTAAGATTGGAATAGTTTTAAGAATTAATAAATTCTTCATTGTTCTCCCACCCAATTTTTATAGTATCAATTCTGCTTAGTCCATGAATAGGAAAACCAATTTGATGTATGTGTCTATGGCAAGGAACACAAATGTTTATTAGTGTTCTATCATCTTTTTTTGCAAGTCCAAATTCTGCATGATGTGGATAATCTAAATCATCACTTCCACATATTTGACAAAACTCTTTACTAAGAATAAATTTTACTCTTGCTTCAAGTTCTGCCTTTTTTACTTTTCTATCTTGCTTCTTTTTAACCTTGTGAAGCTGTTGTGCTTTAGAATATGGAGCAGTCACTATTTCTCCACTCTCTTGTCATTCTTATTCTTATCCCATTGCGTTTTACTTGTAGTTGCATAAAGGATATGACCTTTTTTACTTCTCTTAAAATAGATACCATTCTTGTAAAATTCGTTTTCTGCAAGTTTAGTCATTCTTCGCCCCATTCATCACAATATGCTTTATATAGTGGTTTTTCATAATCTTTGTACTCTACTTTTAAATATGCTATTCTCTCTTTTGATAGACTTGCTATCCAATCGCTAACTGGTGGCTTTGCGTAATACATCATCATTTCTGAACTCTCTTTAATCTTTTTTCTGCATAATGCAAACACTTTTTAGCTTCTCTTATTGGATTAGTTGCACCATGTCTATTGCCTAATCTACTCCAAAGTGATTTTAAGATATTAAATTCATATCCATCTAATTGTAGATACTCATGTAAATCATCTACATCCTCAACCCAATCAGGAATTTTATAGAAGTCGTTTTTACTTCCATCATTTTTGGTTTCAGAAGGTACAACTCCACCATCGCTAAAAAATGTTTCTTCATATTTTCTATTCATTTTGTAAGTCCTAATCTTATTGCTTTAACTCTAATCGCTTTTAGTTCCCTATAATCTTCTAACTCACTTTGGATATCTTTAAAAGTGCATCCTGCTTTTCTCATATTGATTAATGTTTGAGTATCGTAATTGCTCCATGTGATATAACTTTTCATGCTACGCTCTCCCAGTATTTATTTAATTTGTTATTGTGTTTTTGAATCAAGTCTTTTTTAGATATTAAGTTTCTATCACATTTGATAAATTCTTGCTCTGTAATTCTCAAACTAATTTGACTGTTAGCTTCCCTAAAAATATGTGAATATTCTTCTTTATTTTTTTGCATTTCATTAAACTTGTAAGAGATTGACTTAATATGTCTTTTTAATTTTTTAGCAATATCTTTATTTTTACTATTGAAGTGTTTTTCAACTAAGATATAAACCATTTCTTCATCTGAATAAACTTTCTTATGTGTATCTTTGTTTGAATAGTTATGCTTTTTTGAGTAAGCCATCATTTGTTTAACATATCTCTTGTTTGCGTTCAATGCGTGTTGCTTAGTACATTCTTTACTTGCACAAGTGATTTGGTCGTCTTTTGCAGTCCAAGTTAATGTTCCACAAATGATACAGTTGAACTCTCTTTCCTCTTTTCTTCTTTTCTCTCGTCTATGTATTTTCTTGCAAGTTTCACTTTTGCAAATAATATTGTTTTGTCTGTATGGTGTAAAAAGTTCATTGCACACTTTGCATCTTCTACGTCTCATGCTTCACTCTTTGCATCTAATAATTTTGAAACTGCTTTGTTAAATGTTTCTTCTGTTGTGTATTGCTTGTAAAGTAAAAGTCCTTTTTCATTGAATACACTCATTTGATTTGTTTGTTTGTCATAAGAGATTGACTTGATATGTTTTGCATCTATTTTTTTAGTCATTACGCACCTAATCTTTCAAGAACTAACTGCTCTTTACTTTTATGTGTTAATTGTGGATATTCTTTTTCAAGTGTTAATTTGAAAACAATCTTTTGTATCTTTTCTCTTAAAACTTCTTTGTGGTATCTCACAAGCCTTACAAGTTCAGGTCTTTTACCAATCATTTCTAAAACTTTTAAATCTTTAGGCTCATTACCAAATTCATCAAAAAGTCTTTTGCTTATCTCTTTGCAATATAAGTCTTTACCTATTTGAATTTCCCAATTTACCCAATCGAAAACATCAACTGTCTTTTTAAATAATCTTTCTGAATAGTCCTCAACCTTCGATTTTTGTTGTGAATTTAATCTTGGTGCATTTTGTTTTTTAAAATCTTTTACAAGTGCTAAAAACTTTTGATATCCAGTTAGATACTGATATTTGGATTCATTGAAATTCTCTTTGATGAAGAATCTAAATAGGCCTAAATCATGAATACTTGTTAAATCTTCTATCATGTCTTGCATAACTAAAGAATTTGTAATATCTACGTTTAAAACTCTTGAAACGTATTTGATTATGTCGTTTGATGTAATATTAGCACTCATAAATCACCTCACAATCTTGAACATCTTGGTTTTGCATATTTGCAAAGTAATCATCAATGAATTTATCAGATTGCTCTCGTTTTGATAGTTGGTTGTTTTGTTGTTTAACCTGATAAAAGTCTTTCCAATTACTAGCAATAGCTCTTTTTATGATTTCTTCATTTCTTCCAAAGTCAAAATATTTCTGCAATAATCTATCATGGATTTTTAAAGTAGTCTGTAATTTCATCTTCTTTCTAAGGGCAGAATATTCTAAATACAAATCCTTCTCCGACTTGCTTAATTTACTAAATAAGTGATGGTTAAATAAAGAAGGTGATGGTTCAAGGGGTAAAGCCTCTTTACTTTGCCCCCCTCTAGGTGGTAAAGCCTCTTTACTTTGGTGGTGGGGTAAAGCCTCTTTACTTTGCTCAAATTTTTCTTTAATTTCTTCATCAAGATTTTGTAGATTTTCAAGAGGATAAACTATATAAATTTTAGTAGTTGAACTTCCGTTTTTTCTACTTCTTTTTTTAGACAATAAAAGGCTTTTCCCTTCAAGTTCTTTCATGTGTTTTATTACAGTAGGTTTTGATAGAGAAGTTTTTAAAACAATAGTATTGATTGATGGATAACAATATCCTTCATCATTCGCATTGTCTGCTAAAGCTAACATAATAAGTTTTTTATTAGGATCTAAAGTTTCATCTCTAAATACTTTTTCCATTACTTTAATGCTCATTACTCACCTTCTCTTTCAAGAAGTTTATTTATATAATTAACTCCTTTTTGATATACAAGTGTTTTAAGGCTTATATTGGTACTTCCATCAGGCTTTGTATATTTAGATTCAATTACTCTAAAATATCCTCTATCTATGAAAGTTTGAAAAGGTATATTGTCTTTTTGTAAAACCTTTTTTTCTCTCAAAAATTCAAATAGTTTATTTCTTCCAATATTTTTATCTAATACCTTCGCAACTTTTGCCATATCAAAAGCAGTTTTACTATTTGTTACTGCTTCAAAAAATTCTACTTTAGGTTTTTGTTCTAATAAAAGTTTTTCTTGAAGTTCAATTTGTTCAGCTTGTTTTGAAGCTAACAATAAAGCTTCGCTGAAAGTTTGTGGAATATTGAAGTTTGATTGAGATAGTTTTTGTTTCATAAGTGAGAATGCTTTTACAAGATTAACTTTAAATCTTTTTACTATCTCGTTGTTTCTCATAAAAGACATAATTAACATTGATTGATTTTCATTAAGGTGTGTAATTTTAATAGGTCGTCCACCGTTTGAGTTTTCCGATTTCAAATCCGTAAACTCAACTGTTCCAAATTCTCTAAGTTCAGTAATATTTTCTTTAATTAATCTCATTACTGTCTCATGTGAATTTTGTACATTCTCTGCAATAACTAAAGAACTAACAAGTAGTTCACCATTTTTTTCTGTAACGATTTCTTGACTAAATAAGTCAGATTGTAAGTTTAAGCTCATGATTAAATCCTTCAAAGACGTTAAGCTAAATCAGTTTTTACAAATACAACTGTAAAACCAACTCCCTCTTTAGTCTTTGAAGGAATTGAAGTTCAAGGAGTTGGCTTTGTAAAAAGAACTTAAGTGCCTATTGGATAAACTAATCAGACACTATTTCGGTGTGTGGTTATTGGCTTTACTCTTTGGTCGGAAGCAAGCCAGTAACCTTAAAAATTCCCACATAATGAAAACTTTTAAAGCTACAAAAGGGGTATATTTCAACCCCTCTTGGGAGTTATTATGAAAAAATTTTGTGACTGTCTATTGACTCGGGTATAGCCACGATAATTTGTTTAGCTTTTGATAAATCTAATTTTTTAACTTCAATCTTTTGATTTGTATGTATTAAATGTAATGTTTCGTTCATGATTTACTCCCAATGTTTTGATTTTTCAGTTCTTAAATGTGTATTTAAAGCAATTGATAAAATTCTTTGTGTGAAGCTTGATAACCTTTTTGCTTCTTCTGGATCAAAAGTTTTATTTTCATCATCTAATATCACTTTTGCTTTTCTACAAGTTTCACCTAATTCATCCATTAAATTAATCATTTCATCTTTGAATTCTTCTTCTGTTTCATATTTTTCAATTTTTTTATTATGTAGTACAGGATAAGCATAATTTCCAATTTCCTCTAATAATAAAGCTATATGCCAAGAAGTTAATTTTGTTTGATTAAATAACCCCTTAAATTGTTCTTCCCCATTTGGGTTACTAGGAAATAGTAAATCTCCAAAATAACAAGACCAAGTTACACCTTTATCTTGTGCGTATGCTTGCGTTGCACTTTTGAGCTTTGCGTGAAACTCTATGTTTTCTCTTCTTTTATTACACATGGTTTTTTCCTCCATAATCAAACCTATTAATTATTTTCTACAGTTGATATACTTTTCTTAACAATTGAATCAAGGATTTTTTTAGATTTGCTAATGTATGGCCTTATGTCTTCATTGTTGGCTTTTAATATTTTTAAATTATTTAAAGTGGGCAAGTCACCATTTTTTAGTTTTTTTTCAACCCTATGTTTAGCAACTCTAACACTAGACTCAGATGCTGACATTTAAAATCCTTAATATGTTTCGTTAATCGTAACAAAATAATTTTTAAACCTTACTTAAAATGTTACGTATTACGATATAAATTAAATGTTACAATTAATGTAACAAAAATAAAGGAACATTATGGGAAACAAGGTTTTTACAGTTGGACCTAAAATATTAAAACTTTTAGATGAAAAGGGATTAACTCAAATTTCATTAATTAGGTTTCTTCTGAAAAAAGATAAAATAGAAGGCAAGGAAAGAACGAGATTTAATAGATATTTTAATGGAGTTCATGAATTTCCAACAGATTATATTGCTTCGACTGCAATATTTTTAAAATGTGACCCAAAAATACTTTTAGAAGAGAAAGGGGAATATGTTCCATCTGCAAGGAAAATACCTGTATTGGGACTTAGCTCATGTGGAGTCCCTTCGCCTTGCTTTGATTTTTCATCTATTGATGAAACTATAGATTATGTAGGAGAAGAAGAAAATGTATATGCGGTTAAAGCCTTTGGAGACTCTATGGAAACATATATTTTTAATGAGGATATTGTAATTTTTGAATCTTTAAAAAATAATGGGATAGAAGACGGTGAAGTTGTGCATTATAGTTACGAATATGGTTCACCTGACCCTGATGATAATGGAATAAAAGTATTTAAAATAAGGGAAGATGGGAGCATATATTTAAAACCTCTTAATGGAGAATATGACAATATTGAAGTTAAGTATCCAGAATTTCTTAAAATGTCAAGGCTCGTGTCGGTTCAGAAAAAACCAAAACGATTTTAGATGAGACATTTAAGAGACATTATTTTGATATAATAGATTAGATTATTATAAAGGTTTAATATGAAGAAAATAATGATAATTACATTAATGTCAATTGTCTCTTTATTTGGGGATTGGAAAGTTCAAATAGATAAAGATGAAATGACTGGAAAAATTGAAGCTTTCGCACACTCAGAGTTTACATATCCTACAAAAAAAATGGACTTTCCATATGCTTCTACAAAAGCTTGGTTGGCAGTTGGTTGTGACAAAATAAATCAATGGGCGTATATAGGTTTTACTGTTTCTCCAAATATAGTAAATACTACTGCTGAAAGTGGGTATAGCACTTTTAAAACAAGAGTTAAATTTGATGATAAAGTTGAAACAGCTTCAATGAGCAAAGATTGGGGATCTAAATTTATACACTTTTCTTATGATAAATGGGCTATTCAAAATCTAAAAAAATCTAAAAAAATGCTCCTTGAATTAAATTGGCATGGCAACGGAAGAACATATTTTAATTTTTCTCTTGATAATGCAGAAAATGCAATTAACGCTGCTATTGAAAAATGCAAAGGTAATTAAAAGAATTGAACTTCCACTACCTAATCTACAGACTAAAGGTATCAGCAGTATTTACTTTGGTAGTTTTGGTTTTGTGGTGGGGGTTTAAATAATTGCATCATGTAATTTAATTAAATTTTAGTGTTACAGTATGTAATTATTCTTTAGAATATAGCTTTTTATACTATAGTTATATTGACATTATAATCAAATTATATTATATTATATTTATAGATATATGTAGTCATGTATTCTATTAGTCGATTAGCTATCGAGTCTACACGTGGTACTGTGGACTATAAACAAAAAGTGATGAAAGCTTCGGATGACCCATAGGGACACCCTTAATAAACAAGAGATAGAGCCTAGACCTTTCGGGGTTTAGGCTTTTTTTTTGCGGTTTGCATTTAGGGTTGCTTGTTTGCCTAAGAGGGTTGCGGGGTGGTATTCTCTGTTTAGGAGGTGTCCTCATGATTGGATTTGAGGAAGCACTAGTTATCGCTTGCGTTGGCCCTATACTTACGGTGTTGCTTTCTGCCGTAAAGGACAAGCTAACAAAATAGCACATCACTTATAAAGGCGTACCACATTTAGCCTTTCCCCTCTGCCAGTCTTGGGCGGAGGGTTTTCTTATTATAAATATACTCTAACCCACAAAATCTACACTTAAATATTTAAACTAACCCCATTCTATTAATATACATCCTAATTTCGTGTTCTACATCTTGTAATATTTCTTTATTCATAATAATCATCAAATCAAAACTTTCATCATCAACATATTTTAATTTTTCATTTTCATAGTCTTTAATCAACTCTTTAATTTCATCATATCCAAACATTCTCACTCCTTATTAATATACTACATATTTTGTATTGTAGCATAAATTTTAATTTTTGTTACGTAATACGTAATATTTTAAGCTATAATTTATTTTACAAATGTTACATTTATCGTAACAAAAATATTTTTTGAGGAGACTTTATGTGTATAGATGATTTACCATCAACTTATTATCCTTGGTATTCAACTAAAGATGAAAGTATTAAAAAAAGAAAAGGATGGGTATATGTTGTAAAAACTCCAAAAGGATACAAGATAGGCAAAACTCATTCTTTAAAAGCAAGAATTAAACAACTTGCAAAAGAATTCTTTGATGATATTGAAATTATACATTTCATACATTTTGATGAATTTGTATCAGAAAAAGAAAAAGCTTGTCATGAATTATTTAAAGACAAAAATAATGGATTTAGGCTTGAATATTTTGACCTTTCTAATAAGGATATTGAACTGATAAAAAGCGAAATTTTTATAGATAAAGTTTTAAATATTGAATCTAAAATTGCAGAAAAAAATAAAGAAGAACATACAAAAAATAGCTTAAGAAAAATTAGAAAGTTAGAAAAGAAGAAAGATGCCATTAATCAAGAACTGAAAAAAATAAATGAGCAAATCAGGAAAGAGCTTAATTGGTATAAAGAATATCCTTCTTCACTCCAAAGGCTTACAACGGATGGACAAATTGAAGTAATGAAATATTTATAACCATTCATAGTGTCCTATTCGTAGGACATTATTGAGTGAGTTACTCAAACACTCCAACCGACCTAGCATCAGGAGTATAAATAAAGTATGAGTTGTCGAGATACTATTGTTAATTAGTCTTATTATTGTTAAGTAGGTTTACAGTTATCCTACTACCTATTGGTGAAAATCGGAATCATTAAACTGTTTAAGAAATTTTACACAAGTGCAACAGAACACGAATACGAGTAATAGTTTAAGTTAAAAATTTATGGAAATCCGTTCATAAATAGTCTGTGTTGCACTTATTTAAGATTTTTCACATGAGGACAACAGAATTCCTTATTATTAAATTTTTAGATTTAGCGTTTATTCCTAAAAGATGATTTCCATTTGATGTAATCAGGCATTAAATAGTGTGTTGTCCTTATGTGAGAGATTAAAAAATATTAGGAGGAAGTTATGGAACAAGTTTTAACAGAAAATGACAAAGTTAGAAATATTTTAAGACTACAAAATATTACGTCTGAAAATATAAACATAGAAATGATTAAAGAGTTAGTTGAAATATTAAATAAACACTTAAAAGAATCAGGCATTTATCATGGTACGGCAACTATTGATAGACTTAGAAATGCAAAATTTATAACCATGAGTACAGAAGATTGGGAAGGACGTGAAGCGGTTAGCTTTAATAGTGATGGCTTCATAGGTTTTTGTGGATGGGCTGATTCAAAAAATAGTAAACCAATATTAAATGCTGTGACCGAATGGGCTTTAAATCATAGAGAAAAACAATTTAATCTTCATGTAGCTAAAAATTATAGTGAATTAGATTTATTAGAGGACTAAATAATGGAACTATCAAACATATTAATAGCACTAATAATTACAGTTGGTGCATGGGATTTAGGTTTTAGTGAATTTGTGAGAAGGGGGTTGTGATGATAAGTAAAGAGTTGTTGAGTGAGGTTTTAGATAAAGATGTTATATCTATGTCTTCATATGAAGAAAATACTCTTGGATATTTAGTAAACGAAGATGATTATTATCAAATTAATATCTACGAATTAGCACATAAGTGTAAAGAGTGGATATTGAAACACAAAACACTAAATGTTAGTGTAATTTCTATTTCTTGCCAAACTGAGCCACCAAATATATGTCATTCTTTTGTTTCTTATTATTGTTTTGAAATTAAAGATTTTGCTAAGGCTTGCTTTTCTGGGGAAACAGAAATTGAAACAGTAATTCATGCTTGCCAATGGATACTAGATGATGAGTACAAATCATGAAAATAAGAATCTGCAACAAAAACGGAAAAACATTAAAAATTGAAACTGTATCAACTCCAAGAGAAGTTGAGAAAATAGCTATAAAAAATGAATATTGGGAGTATATGTAATGAGTGCTTTAGAATCACATGATTATGACTTAATGAAACATGAAGAACGTGACGGAATGTGGTTGGCGATTGAAGAAGAAAATATCGCTGAGTTTAGAGAAATGTTAGAAGAAGCTTTTACCTTTGCAAATAATGAGAAGATAGAACAAGACACTATTTTTACAGAGTTAAAAACCATCTTTAGAGCATATTTTGATAAATGTGACATGGTTATTTCAGAAGGTTATACTTTTGAACAATTGACTAATACATTGATAAGGGGTGAGAGATGAATATTAAAATATTAAAAGAGCCACTCAACCAGAGGCATATTAAATCAAGAAAAGAAGGTTATGGACAAGTTGGATATATAACTGGAAGCCATGCAATAAGTGAAGCAAACAGAGCATTTGAGTATAAATGGAGTGCTGAAACTTTAGATATGAATTTAGTTCAAACAGAAATGAAGCCAAAGAAAGACAAGCAGGGGAATGACACAAATATTATGCTTAATTATGTGGGTTACACTTGTAAAGTTAAGGTAACTGTTGATGGACTTATTCGTGAAGGCTACGGATTCGGACAAGGTATTGATAAGGATTTAGGAAAGGCACATGAAAGTGCAACTAAAGAAGCTGAAACAGATGCACTTAAAAGAGCCTTGAGAACATTTGGCGATATTTTTGGATTAGCATTGTACGAAAAAGATAACCAAAATATTACAAATGAATCAAAAGAATCTTATCAAATTATTACAGATGAACAAGTTAAATATATCAGAAAATTAAATCAAACAATAAAAATAGATGAAAAAGAACTTTGCACCTTCTTTATGATTGACAAGTTAGAAGATTTAAAAGGTCGTGACTATAACAAGATGATTGAGATAATAAACAAACAGATTGAAAACAAAAAAGCAAAGGATAAAAAATGAGTTGCAATATCTTAAATTTAAAACAAGGTAGTGAACTTTGGCACAAGACAAGACTTGAACATTACAAGACTGCTTCAAGAACTCCTATTGTATGTGGAGTAAGTCCTTTTCAATCTAAAGAACAATTAGCTATGCAGTTAAGAGGTGAATATGAGCCTTTTTATTCTAAGGCAATGCAAATGGGTAATGAGTTTGAAGATGATGTGAGAACACTAGCAGAAATGAAATTCAATGATACTTTTAAGCCTTTAGTTGGGATAAAAGATGATTACTTAGCTTCACTTGATGGAATCAATTTTTCAAGAGATACTATTATTGAAATCAAGGTTAGTGAAAAAACTTTCAATGATTTAAAAGATGGAATTATTCCTGATGTTTACTATTTTCAAATTCAACATCAAATGATGGTTTTTGATGAAGTAGACCAAGCCTACTTAGTAGCTTATAATCCAAAAACTTGTGAAACTGCATATAGTAAGCCGATACTTCCTGATATGGAAGCTATTTTGTTTATTAAAGAATCATGGAAAAGGTTTGATGAAGAAAAAGACACTTTAAAAGTTGAAGAATTTGATATGTCAGAAAATGATGAATTTCTTATGGCAGTTGATAATTATAAGCTTCACATGAAAGAGTTAGAAGAAGCAAAAGAAAAAGCAGAAGATGCAAAAAAAGCACTTCTTGAATTTTATCAAGGTGGTAAAACTTTTGGCGGTGGAGTTACTATTTCTTATACTAAACCTTCTAAATCGGTTAATTATTCGCAACTGTATAAAGATAACAAAGCACTTTTAAAAGATGTGGATTTATCTAAATATGAAGGAGAAAGAAAAGGTAGTTTTAGAGTGAGTGTAAAATGAAAATAAGTTCAAACTTCAATCGTTTGTTTTGGGGAACAATAATCAATGATATAAAACAAAATCTTGATTACCCCATAGAATTAAATCATAAAGTTTTTGGATACATCAAAGTTGATATGAGAAGGTTATCAAAAGATAGTATCCATCAACTCTTGAAGCAATTAACTAATTTTCCAAAAGATGAAAATTTTAAAGCAAAGAGTTTAACAGAAGTTAGCAATAAGGACTTGGTTAATCATATTGAGCTTATAAAAGTGATGATGAATCAAAATGGTTTTGTGTTCCGAGCAGATGAAGAAGAATGGAATAGGTTAATAAATGAATGTAAAGGATAAATAAATGGCAGTAAGTCAAGTAAAAAACATAGTAGCAACAACGGGTACATACATGAAAGATGGTGTAGAGAAAAAAAGATATCTAACAGTAGGAAGTCTTTTTATTTATGATGATGGAGGAATGAGTATCAAACTTGATGCAGTTCCAACTGGATTTGATGGAAATCTAAGTGTGTATGACAGAGACAACCAAAATAATCAACAACAAGCACCACAAGGTTATCAACAACCTCCAACGCAACAAGGTTACAATCCACAAGGTTATCCACAAAATCCACAAGGGCAGTATGGGCAGAACACCATGCAACATCCCCAACACAGATAATAGAGTGATTCCTGAAATAGATATTGATGATGATCAAATCCCTTTTAATCAAGGTCAAGGCTAAACCTATATCCAATTAGCTTTTTGAGAGTCATAGTCGTATGGCTCTATTGAAAATTAATAAAGGATTAATATGAGCAGGAATGAAGTCAAAAAAAGAGAAGAAAATACAACTTATATAGCAACAATTAGCGGTGGGAAAGATAGTGTTACTATGTGTGATTTGTTATTAAAAAATGGTTATCCAGTTGATTATATTTTGTTTACTGATACATTACATGAACATAAAAAAATGTATGATTATATTGAAAAATTAAAAATTTATTTTAGATCAAAATATAATAAAAAAATTACAATATTAAAACCTAAATCTACTTTTGAACATTGGGCATTTGGAGTATTAGAGCGAGGAGAAAGAAAAGGATCTATTAGAGGATTACCAAATTTATCAAATGGGATGTGTTATTGGAGAAGAGAATCTAAAGTTAAACCAATGGAAAAATTTACAAAGCATTTTGAAAAAGTAGTTTATTATATAGGATATACGTTGGATGAAAATAGATCAATTGAAAATTATGATAAATACACTTTTAAGTTTCCTCTTAGAGATATTTTTAAAATGAAAGAAGATGACTGTAAAAAATATTTAATAGATCAAGAAATGGAAAACCATCTTTATAGACATTATTCTAGAACTGGTTGCGATTTTTGCCCTTTTCAGTCAGAGCAATCTTTCTATATGACTTGGAAGCATTATCCAGAAACATGGGATAAAATGAAAAAAATCGAATCTAAATTATTAAAATTAAATAATGTTGTTTCTAGCACTTGGTTTATGAATCATAGAACTTGTGATGATATGGAAAAGCTATTTAAAGAAAAAGATAAACAAGGAAGTTTATTTGATTTTTCAGATGAGCCATTAAAAGATTGTTTTTGCAAGATATAAAGGATAAATATGAGCCACCCACCAATATTTAAACTGCCAAAGATAACCCACATCAATACAAAAGCCAGAAAAGAGTTTATTCTTGATTGTCTCTTTATTGGTGTAGGAGTTCAAATGTTATACGCAACTTTAGTTGAAGATTTCAAAGATGGTGTTGTTAGTTTGCATAAAAATAAACATAGAAAAAACATCAAGAAAATTAGACTGCTTTATCATGAGTTGAAAGACAAGCAAGACTTACTATTCTCAATGATGAGTCAAGAGGATAGAGATACTTATATTCATAAAAACAACACGATTATTAGAGATAGATTTATTTCTGATATTGGAATGTGTAAAGATGAATTGTGTTTAGAATATGTTGCTGTTGCAGTATTGCGTTATGGCTTGAATAGAAAAAGGAAATATCCAATTTATGACTATTTAAAACCATTTGGAAGTTTTGCTGTAAGTATAAAGGTTATGAGAGAAGTAAAAGGTGCGATTAATCATGAGTATGAGAAAGAAAGAAAAGTCGCTGAAAATTTTGTGAGTAAAATAAGGTATTGATATGAAAATTTGTAAATGGTGCAAAAAAGAAAACGAGAGCGATGGCTATTATTATTGTTGTGAAAGTTGTGCTGAAAATGCTAGGAGGTGGTATTTGAATGAATACTATAAAGAGTATAACAAGAAGAAAAGAGAAAAATTAAAAGGTTGTTGAAATGGATGCAGAAACAATATTTTTAGGTGCAATTTTATTTGGTGCTACTGTTGGAGTAGTTAGATTTTTTACACCGATAAAGGAGAAGTGATGACACCATGTCTAGTAGCTTTCAATGAAACAGAATATAAGATGTTTAAGAAGTATTTTCCTGGGGTAATGGTAGTAAAGAATGAATTAATGCCTGAAAAACCATTAAGAGATAAAAAGCCTTTTAGACTTTTAGAACATGGAAAGAGGAGAAGAAGATGATAAAAAGAAAAATCAATAGATATGATATAGAAGTTTCTGATAAACTTAGACACACATATAAACCATTTGCAACAAAAATCGCAGAAATTATATTAATGGAAGAAGTTGGAGATATTCAAATATTACGAACCATGTCAGATTGTATAATTGAGTTAGAAAAATTAAAAGAACAATATCAAAATGAGTTGATTGAATACAAAAAAAGATATGGGGAAATTTAAAACTAAAAGGAGTAACAGATGAACGAAAACGAAAACTTAATTTTAATGTTTGTTGGAGTAGGAATTGTTTACTCCGTTGTGTTGTATTTTGTTGGAAAGGCTAGAGAATGATGGATAGAAAAGAAGATGAATAAAAGATACGGAGTATTTTTAGTACAGCCATCTGTTGAAAATGAAATAATCAAAATTTTTAATACATACAAGAAGACTAAGAAAATGTGTGATGAAATGAATCAAGACAATGACTGTATTTATGAAAGTTATATAGTTAGAGAAATAGCATAGATATATTGAAAGGATTTAATTATGAATAGAGAGCAACATTATTTGTTAAAACTTAGTGAAGAGTGTAGTGAGGTTGCTAAAGAATGTAGTAAAGCTATTCTATTTGGTCTTGATGATTTTGAGCCGAATCAGACTTTATCGAATCAAGAAAAAATAGAAAATGAACTAGCTGATTTGCTTTCAGTTATGAACGAACTTGTAAATATGGGCAAACTAGATAAGAGTAAAATATTTCAAGCCAGTAAGAGGATAAAAAAAGCTATAAAAGTTGATAAATATTTTCAAATATCTTGTGAGCTAGGAAGAACAGAAAATAAATAGCATAGTATATCTATGCTATTGCATTAAAAGGATATTAGATGAAAAAAAGAGAAGAAATACCAAAGCCAAAAGCACCCGAACCAAGATATATACATGAAAATGGGAGAGATACAATTTTGTCCGTTACGTTTTGGTTTATTATTTTGATTTTAGTCATAATCATTTTCGCAATGACTTAGAAGGTGAAGTAATGGCATCATTTCCAACTAACTTTGAAATATTTGAAGATAATGAAACAGATCTAATTGCTACTTTTAGTGCTGTAGATTCAGAATCGCTTGAAGTAACTATTGACAAGAAAATTCTAGATGGTGATGAGTTAAGAGAATTAGCAGTTTGTTTAGATAAGGCTAAACATCTTTTAAAAACAGGAGTAAATAATGAAAATAAAAACAGCAATTGATAAAAAAGAAAAACTTGAAAAAGAGATACAAAAACTTTTGAATAAGTATCAGCAAGAGACAAAGTTGGAAATCAAGGATATTAGTTTTGATGGTTTTGATTGCATAGATGAAGATACACAATATATTAGTGAAGTTAATGTGAAGGTAGAACTATGAGTAAGAATGAAAGTGCAAAAGAAAATCAATTAGGGATATTTGAACATTTAAGTCTTATTCCTAAACTATTTGAAAAAATAGAATCTTTAGAGTTAGAGATAAAAGAGATTAAAAAAGAAGTTAAACATGAATATGATTTAACTAAAAGAAGTGATGTTTTAGAATATTTAGGTATCAGTAATAGCACACTTGAAAATATGATGAAAGATGGAAGGTTTAGGCAAGGCAAACACTTTATCAAAAACATTAAGGGAAATAAGTCTAAAATCAGTTTTATAGAAAGTGCGATTAAAGAGTATAAGGAAAAGAAATGAAATTCTTTAATCGTAAAGGGATGCTTTATGTTCGCATAAATGGGGAGAGATTTTCCACAAAGCTAAAAGATACAAAAGCAAACCGAAAATTATTTGAGTCATATTGTAAAAATGATGAGTTCTTTATAAAATTTAATGTTGGTAAAAGTGTGCCTAAACTAATTGAATTGTGCGAAGAAGTCCTAAGAGAAAAAGAAAGCACTCTTAAAACTTCATCTTATCGTAGTTACGATAGTTTATATAATAGTAAAATTGTACCATATTTTAGCAAAATGTTAGTATCAGAAATCAAGCCTAGACATATTGAAGAATGGTATAAAACTTTTGATGATAGACAAAGTATAAATACTTGTGAAGCAATACTAAGACCATCTTTTGAGAAAGCACTTATTAGAGAGTTTATTACTTCAAGCCCATTGGTAATTAAGAAGCCATCAAGCACAACTGACTATTCAATTAATCCATTTAACTTATTAGAAATTCAAAAGCTAATAAAAAATGCTCCACCTATTTTAAAAAACTTAATTCCTATTTTGTTTTATACTGGTGCAAGACCAAACGAGATACTTAATCTTAAATGGGAAAATGTTAATTTAAATATTGGAGATATTTATATAACAGATTCTAAGACTAAATCAGGGATTAGGACTATTGATATGCTTAGTCAATGTGAAATCTATTTGAGAGAACAATTCAAGATAACTGGAAATAGGGAGTATGTTTTTCTTAATACAAAAAACTTACCTTACTTATCAAGTGCAAATTTCAACTACTCTTGGGATAAACTCTTAAAAACTTGCAATCTTGAAAAAAGAGGAATATATCAATTAAGACATAGTTTCGCTTCAAATATGCTTTCTAATGGAGAGGATTTACTTTGGGTATCTCAAATGCTAGGACATAAAAATCCAAGCATTACACTTAGTAGATATTCTAAATATATCAAGTCAAAAAGAGAAAGAAAAACTACTTTTTTAGATGATTTTAGCACAAAATCGACACACCAAGACCTACAAGCACGATAA